CTTTGGGCTCCGCTTCATTTGCCAGGCAGGGCGCGCTAGCGATGGCGGGCCGCGGGTACGGGCCGGCACGAAGAAAGGCGATGCCTATTGCGCGCGGAGCGCCGGCCAAATGAAGCGGAGCCCAAAGGCTGCCGCAAACCCTAACTCGCCACTGCGGCTATCGCGAAAACGGTGGAAGTGCAGCGGCACAAAATCGAGGACAGCATAATGGGCCTGTACAGCAACATTCACGCAAAGCGGAAGCGCATTGCCAAGGGATCGAAAGAGAAGATGCGGAAGCCCGGCGCCGCAGGCGCCCCAACGAATAAGGCGTTCGCGACAGCCAAGAAAACCGCTAAGAAGAAGAAATAAGGCCGCAGTTAATCCCTTTATGCGGCCCCCTCCTGGCCCGGCTCCTCGTCGGGCCTTTTTTTGCCTGAAATTTACAAAAAAAAATTTGGTGCGTTCGAGTCTAACCCCTATCCCCCACCCCCGCTGCCGCTCGCCGGGGGGGGTCCGCGCGCCCGCAAATCCCTGGCGCCGGGATCGAGCTGCCCAGGAAAACCAAGCACCATCCCTGACCACCGGGCGCACGTAAGTCATTGATTTATATAGGGTTGCATATTGCATGTAACACTCGTACACGGACGTTACACGCTACAGCCTAGATTTTACGTGCGTTTAGGGCTCAATGCCCCGCAAATCTTGGTCCTGCGCGCGTTGGCCGCCGCGTGCGGTGCGTCTCTGCGCGTGTATCACTGCTCGCTTACGAGGTCTCGCAGCGCTTTTAAATGCTGATCTTGGATGTTGATTTGCACCAGCGGATCCTTTCGCGCAGCCCAGTTGTCCGGGTTTGCTTGAGCAGCCAGCCATTTGCGCGTGTCAATACGAACCTTAGCAACCTGTGCATCGCCAGCGTCTGCAATGTTATCGGCAATCGATAACGTCTCTTCAGCCAGGTAGTTCGCCCACTCCTTGCGCGCAGCATAGTAACGCTCCTCCCTACCCTCAACGCCACGCATCCACTTGTAGAACACGCGCTTACCGATGCCGCATTCTTTGATTAGACTGTTGACGCTAGATCCTGACGCTAGCTTGTCGAACAGTACGTCTTCGCCGATATCCTCAAGCTGCTTAACCTTCATGGTCATTAGCTTAGTGCCTGCCATATTCGCTCACTCCTAAGTCTCGCAATAAATCCCTGACATCGTTCTCATAGTCGAAATCGATGTAGTCATCTGTGAATAATCTTTTGTGTATCTTCTGTGAACCAGAACGTTCCACATGAAATCTTAAATCACCCTTTGCAGGCGACAGTTCCGCACCCCTTTGTCCTGGCTTGGACGAGGTCATGATCGTGCCTCAGATCGCTTCTAAGGGCGTCTGAACGGCATAACGCTCATGAACCCTCGCAATCGATTCAATGGCCGATCCGTTCTTGATGAGGTCGCTCGTATATCGAAGTACGACATAGCCATGCTCGACCGCCAGGTTGTACTTCACGCAATCGTTGCGAAAGCCGATCCCACTGGTATGCCGACCACCGCTCCACGTACCGCCCTCGCATTCAACGATCAGGGAAGCCTGCGGCAGCACAAAGTCGAATCTAAACTTCCGCCCAGGGATAAGCATCTGCTCTCGCTCAAACTCAATGCCGGCCTCCTCAAGCTGTCGCGACATCAGTTCCTCAAGCTTGCTAGCCCCCACGCTTGCCCCCGAACGCAAACCGCTGCGCGTCTGCTGTCGCGACTCTAGGTTTGTCTTCCGCCTCGGGCGCCTCATCAGGCTCATCGGGCCCGTCATCATCCAGCTCGATAACGTACTCGTCATTGTCTAGCTGCACCCGAATTGTCATGCCGGGTTCGAAGTCATCAATCTGTAAATGCAATGTGGCCATGACCGAATATTGCAACGCTAAAACTTGATGCGCTACTTCTTGCAAGATGATCAATGCGGCGGCTGTTCAGCCGCTCAGAATATATGTAGATAAAGCTGGCGCGACAGTGCGCCAGTTATATATCTATATATAGGGGCAACTGTCGCACTGTCGCAGATTCTCTAAGTCATTGATATCGTTGCTGTTAATCGTTTGCAAATGAACTGTCGCAGAAAACAAACTGTCGCAACTGTCGCAAACTCCCCGCAAAGCCCCGGATTCATTGACTGCGACAGTTATTTTGGCCAACTGTCGCACAACTGTCGCACTGTCGCAGCCCTCACAGCTATTCTTTGTTTTGGTGCTGATAAATCGTCTTAATCCACCACCAAAATTCGCCCACGTTGAGCGTGTGGCGCATCGTATTTGTCTGATTACAGACCAATTGAATGTTGTTTTTGACGTACCCTTCGAGGTTATTGATGCGATCGATCGAGGCGTTGAAGGCGGATTTGCCGCCCTCATTCGTTCGATGATGGGTCATGTTTAAACCGGAGATTGCGCACCTCCCATTTTGGGACTCCCATAGATCGATGACATCCTGCGGTTTGATTTCCCAGGTGAAGTTGCTTTTTAGTCGTTGGCTTTTTAATTGTGCCGTGAGTCGGCGGAGGTATTTTGTGTGGTCTTCGTTAACGCTGCGCTGTCGAATAAGGCGCAAGCATTCGCGGCATCGTTTGGTTGCTAACTCGCTCTCATAAAAATCAGCGGCGAGCTTTGCTTGCCCACACAGGTAACACGTTACTCGATCATCCATTTTGCAGCGTCCCCGACTTCTATATGCTTTCGCATATGTCTGCTTGCGTCGGCCCGCTCAACGACCTTGAGCTCACGATTCTGGATCCAGACCGCGAGCAGTTGTTTAATCTTGCTCTTATTTTCCGCGAGGGCAGCGTCTAATCCAAGCACGTCTGCTATCGCGATTCCCGCCCAATTCTTGGACCGCACGTCCTCGCGCCACTCGCCCTTGCCGATGGCCGTCTGCACCGCATTGAGATCCGCCACGGTGATCTCAGCGAAAGGATCAGGCCATTCCCAGGGCTCAGGCACGCCCACGTTATCGCCGTTGTCGAGCTGCACGCTGATCATCTGCCGCCAAGAGCTGTCGCGACTAGGCGGTGCCAGGTTGTCTTTGCTGTCGCCCTCGCGGCTGTACCGCCATCGGTCAGCCTCATCAACGCCGCCATTCCGCGCCTCTTCATAAGTCATACTCATCAATCGTCTGACGTGCCTGGCGGCATCCGTCAGCGCGGATGCGCCTCTGGCGTCGCCATAGCTTGCTGACTGGCCGTTCTGGGCTTTCCTGACGTGATGCACGAGCTCGACGGCGCAGTTGCCCTGCTCTGCGATTTTGCCCCAGGTTTTGACCACCAGGTCCATTGCGCCGTTGTCGTTCTCGTTTAGCTTATGACTTGAGACGAAAGGATCAACGATGATGACATCGATTGCGTGCTGCTTGATGTAGTTAAGAATGATGTCCGCAGCGGGTAAAATGATTGGTTCACCGCCGCGGTTCTCAGCAATGACGACCGAGCTGTCGCGACCTGAGTTGACGAACAGGTTGCCGGCGTACTCATGCGCCTCTACGCCGTGATGCACTGCAATGCCTGCCAAGCGTCTTTTTAGCTCATCTAAAGGGTCTTCCAAATTCCAGACCCATACCTTCCGCTTGGGCGTTTCTATCCCCAAAAGCGGTATTCCAGACGCCATAGCCATCGCTTCTGTCAATGTTAGAGCCGTCTTTCCGGTTCCGCCGGCAGCGACCGTGACGGACAAAAATTTGCGTATATAGTGCCGGCCATAAACCCACTCTCGCTTTGGCAGTGCTGCGATGCTGCCGATGTCCAAGGCAATCGGCGCCAGAGCATCAGTGATCTGAGCAATCTCCTCGGCTGTCGCGACTTCTGGTGATTGGTCCCAGCCTTTGTCCCGGGCGCCCTTAATCGCAACCTTAAACTCTGCGAAGGTTTGCTCATGCGTGTAGCCTGGCTGCGTCCATCCCGTTGCAGTGCGCAATATATCCTCGTCGGTCAGCCCGGCCTGGACCTGAGAGCCCACGTACCGAATCATGTCATCGTGCCAGCCGCCCTCGCTGGCTTCGACCAGAGGCTTGGGCTTGTTCTCGGCGCTAATCTTGTCGATGTCAGCAGCGCTCAGCATTGGCAGCTCTCGCCAGTCGCCATCTACGCCCTTATCGATCGTCTCTTGGTAGATAGCGCCGCTAGCGTGAACACTGCCGGCAGCAATGACAATCCCGCCCTTACCGCGCACATCTATCTTGGCTTCTGGATCGGTCGAGTTGCTGATATCAAAATTTGGATTGGCCTGATAATAGAAGTGCCGACCGCGTGCTGTCGCGACTGTTCTTGGCGTATAAGGCAAGTTCTCTCGGACCCAGGCTTCCGCTTCTGCTGAGTCAGCGTCGATCACAACGATCTCTTTTCCGGTTACATGGGCGAAGTTGCAGTTGGCAAACCTGGCGCTGCTTGTGAAGTATTCAAATTCATCGACCGTGACTTCTTTACTCTGGTATTTTTGCCAAGGAATAAGAGGAATCTTTTGATGAGGGTGAGCTGGGATGATCGTTAATCCCTGCTCAAAGAGCTCGCGCGCCTTTTCAGCAGGCGTTGCTGGCGCCTCAATCATCAATTTCGGCCCACAAATCAGGGCGAATTGCAGATTTTTTTATGTTTCGTATTGATGATATCTCAGCGGCACGCTCAGCGGGTATGCCCTTTTCGCTGCGCTTCCACTTGTAAACGGCATTCCTACTGAGGCCGAGCTGTGCGGCCATTTCACTTACATTTATTTCGGACCAAAAGGTGTCTGGTGTCATCGGTATCGCTCTCACAAAAAAATCAAATGTAACCGAAAAGGTTACAAGCGTAAACCTTTATTGATGCAACATTTGAAGCAGGGGTTGTAATCAGTAAACCTTGGGTTTACATTTAGGAGGCATTAATAACCATAGAGGATAAGGGTATGTCACGAGTTCCATTCAATCGACGGATAGCCGAGTTGCGTCTTGCGAGAGGACTAAGCTTGCGGCAAATGGCTATAGACCTTGAGCAGTACGGCGTCAAAGTCAGTCATAACGCGATAGCAAAGTGGGAGTCTGAAAAGCCGTCAGGATCGACGCGGCTTCCAAGCAAAGAAGTGATCGGGGCGTTGTGTAAGCTTTTCAACGTAAAGCCATCATTTTTGGTTGAAGAAATGTTTGCGAGCGTGAAATCTAAATCGGGATCAGGTCGCAGCGAAAAGATGCTGGACGTTGAGCTTTTGACAGACGAAGAGTTTGAGGCGCTGTTAAAGGTTAAGGATTTATTGATAAAGGCAAGGAAGTCAAAAGCAGGAGAATTATGAGAGAGTTAGACGATCACCTTCACGTATCAAAAGAAGCTTCGCAGTATGTACGAAATACAATCGACAGAATATACTTAGAAGACAACTACCATTGCTGCACAACTTCTGATTTTGAAATCTGGCACGTCGGCACTTGCTGCCCCTACATTTGTGACTGCGCTCAAATTGATGGCCAGAGACAGAAGATTTTTTGCGGCGATTTTTGGCAAAGCAAATCCCTGCGCGCCCTGACAATGAAAGGCAATGATTTTTTGTCGCTTTTGCGCCAGGACGGCGCAGCCAGTTGCGTCCTCGAACTACGCAGACCGCACATGATTTGGGCGCACGGAAACGCAATTTACAATCACGCAATCCCCGAACAATTTGCGGGCGAACTGGTGCGCGTTGCAAAGGCAAAAAACCTTTACAGTAAACCACCTGTATTGGGCGTCTATGTGAACACTAAAATATCTGCCTAAAGTTTATGTAACCGAAAGGTAGACAACGATTACATAAATCGGTTACGCTCTTTTTTCAATACGAAAAGAGAGATGAACGATGGACGCACAAAGAAACGAAGCAGTAACCCCCTCCCATAACGAACCCAACCTCGATGTACTAGCCGAGCAGTGGCTTCAGCAGAAAACGCTGGAGGACAATTGTAAAGCTCGTCGCATTGAGATTGAAGAGCAGATGATCCCTCATCTTGCTCAGCGCGCTGAAGGTTCGCAGACAACCGAAACCACATTCGGTCGAAAGATCAAGCTAACCACCAAGAACAACTACAAGCTTGATGACATTGCCTTGCAAGCAGTGCGCGATAGCGTGCCGGCGAACATGCTCCCGCTAAAGCTGACGCAAACGATTGACGTTGCGCGCCTTAAATATCTTCGCAACAACGAGCCAACGATTTATCGCAAGATCGCGAGAGCATTCTCGCACTCCCCTGCTAAGCCCTACATTTCAATCACTGGGGGTGAGATCTAATGGCTATCGACCTATCTGCAATCAAAAAGACTACGGGCCTCAAGCCACCATCGATGATCGTATTTGGTTCTGCCGGCGTGGGTAAAACCACGTTCGCGGCTGCCGCGCCTAACCCCGTGTTCCTGCAAACGGAAGCCGGCGAAGGTGCGTTAGAGCTGTCTGCATTCCCGCTCATCAAAACATACGACGAGCTCATCGAGGCCATCACCGCGCTGATAGAGCATGAGCATGATTACGGCACGCTAGTGCTTGACAGCCTGGACCATTTAGAGCCGCTGATCTGGAAGAAGGTTTGCCTGGTGGAAGGTAAGAAATCGATTGAGGAATTTGGGTACGGCAAGGGCTACGTGTTCGCGTTGGACTATTGGCGCGAGTTTTTAGCTGCGATTAATTCGCTGCGACATCGTAAGAATATGTCGCTGATTTTGCTCGCGCACACTCATATTCGCGCTTACAACAGCCCGGACACTGAGAGCTACGACCGCTACGAGATCAAGCTGCACGCAAAAGCCAGCGGCCTGATTCAAGAGTCAGTCGATAGCGTGCTATTCGCGAAGCACAAGATCATCACGAAGAAAGAAGACAAAGGATTTAACCAGACCAGGGTGCGCGGTATTAGCACTGGCGAGCGCGTGCTTTGCACCACAGAGACGCCTGGTTACATCGCAAAGAATCGATATGGCTTGCCTGATGAGATCGACCTCACCTGGCCAGCCTTCGAGCAAGCAATCACTACAGCAACAAGCAAGGAGAAATAGAAATGGCGTCATTAAGTTTTAATGCGGAAGATTTTGTCGAAGAGCAAAGGTTTGAGCCGATCCCAGAGGCTTTGTACAAGGCCGTGATAATCGATTCGGAAATGCGAAAGACCAACGCAGGAACCGGCAGCTATTTGATGCTGAAGTTCGAAGTGCTTGAAGGCGCGCACGCGGGTCGATGGGTGAAGACCAATTTGAACCTAGACAATCCAAACGAAAAAGCTGTCGAGATTGCGCAAAAAGAGTTGAGTTCGATTTGCCGCGCCCTCGGCAAAAAGTCTATTCAAGACAGCGAAGAGCTGCACCATAAAGCGATCATGATTAAGGTTGCAATACAGCCTGGCCGCGGCGAATACGGTCCTAGTAATCAGATCAAAGCGTACTCGCCAGCCGATCAATTGCAGGCTGTCGCGACTCCTGCTGCCGCACCCTCTGCGGCTCCTGCCGCGGCCGGCAAGAAACCTTGGGAGTAAGCATGGTTGCTTTACCAGAACCAGCAAGCACTACTCTCAACGCCGTCGAGCGAGCGGGTGAGAAGGGTCAGGCCACCGATGGTGGCCGGGCTCATCTTGGCGGCAGCATCATTGGCCGCGAGTGTAAGAGAGAGCTGTGGTTCAGCTTTAGGTGGGGCACCATCGTCACGCACAAGGCCAGAATTTTACGACTTTTTGCACGCGGCGCCAGAGAGGAAGATTGGTTTAATCATCTGCTCACTCAGGCCGGCGTAACAGTCTGGGATGTCGATCCTGATACCAAGCAGCAGTTTAGGGTCGAGGCAGTCGGTGGTCACTTCGGCGGCAGCCTGGACGGCGTGGTCATGGGGCTCCGTGAAGCCCCGCAAGTACCGCACGTTTCCGAGCAAAAGACGCACGCTGCGAAAAGTTTTGAGGATGTCGAAAAGAAAGGCGTCCTTAAAAGCAAGCCCGAGCACTATGCGCAGATGCAAGTTTATATGCACCTTATGGAGCTGCCCTGGGCATTTTACCAGGCGGTGAACAAGAACAACGATGCGCTGTACTACGAGCGCGTTGAGTACGACAAGCCCGCTGCGGAGGCATTGATACGCAAGGCTGAGCACATCATCACAAGCGATCGACCGCCTGAAGGCATCAGCACCGATCCCTCATTCTACAAGTGCAAATTCTGCGACCACAGCTTTCTATGCCACGGCTACCAAACGCCGGCACTGAGCTGCCGCACCTGTGCTTTCGCGACAGCAGAGATTGATGGTGATTCGAGGTGGTCATGCGCGAAGCATAAGAAAGATATTGGTGTAGAGGATCAGCGCCTGGCGTGTGACAAGCACCTGTTCATTCCTGAGTTGTTAGAGCCCTGGGCTGAAGTGTTAGACGGCACAGAAGAGCACGTCAGCTATAAAAACAAATTAACCGGCCATGAGTTTGTCAACGGCTGGGGCGGCTACTCGTCGAAAGAAATCAGCCGAGCCCGGGACGTGAACGCAATCGGCGATCCAGACATCGATCATTGGAAAGAAAGTTTTCAAGCGGAGGTAATAGGGTGAGCAAAATATTTGTGCAGATAGAAAGCGACGATATGGATCGTTTCCTGGCGAATCAAGAAGAGATCGCCGAAACGCTGTCGCGACTTCTCGCAATAGCAGAAGAGTTGATTGATGCGGCGAACGATCAAGCCTAAGCCAATCACCACGAAGCTTGTATTTAAGTGGCCTCGACAAAGCTGCGGCTATTGCAGCCACTTAATTTTTACCTGGTGCGAGGTGTTTGATTCAGACGTACCGGCGTCATTCAAGAACGAGAAAAACAGTTGCGAGCATTTTAATGAGGCTATGAGTCCATGAAGTATTCGTCAGATTTTTACAAGCAGTGCGCTGGTTGCGGCGGCTGGATCAGAAAAAGGACAACCCTTTGCCGGGTTTGTCAGCGGTCGAAAAGCATCGATCTTGAGTATTTAAGTTGCAGGCATGCGGACAGATGGGTCAGAGCCAAGTGGCGCAAATCAAATTTTGATGAGCATGAGGAAAAACAATATGAGCGAGCCCTTCAAGAAGCAGGTTGGTGGTAATCATTACAAAGGTTTTGCAATCGAACCGATTCGGTTCTGCCAAAAAAATGGCTTGGGCGCTGCGGAGAGCAGCATCGTTAAGTACGCCTGTCGGTGGAAACGAAAGCACACCGGCAACCTGGACGATCTCAGGAAGATCATCCACTACGCAGAGCTGCTGATCGCGATGGAGTTAGAAAGCCCTGATCATCAGGAAGAAGACGAATTTAGAAGCGCACGAAAATTTAATACGTTCAGCGATGAAAGAGATATTGTGAGAGTTGAAAATGTTTAAGCGTAGACGATGGGGTGATAATTACCGGCAATCAGACAGCTTGGCGTCGGTGGCCATGCTAGTAATGATGATCGTCTGTGTAGGGGGTTTGCTATGGACCTCGCTTTAGATTACGACTTGCTTGCTGAAAAGATAGCGCATCAAATCAGCAAGGCGCCAAAAGATCACGAAGTGCTGTGGAACGCGCAGGAATGTGCGGATTACTTACACTTTAAGCGACGATATTTTGCGGAAAAACTTGCGAAGCAGCCAGGCTTCCCAAAAGCAAGAGGCACTGGCGCAGTGTGGCTTAAAGCTGACATCGTCCGCTGGGCAAAAGGTTAGAGCAGTTCGGCAAGTTCTCGCGCATCTTTGTTGTAGTAGGTCATTAGCTGCTTGATGTCTCTATGTCCCGTGACGCGGGCAAGGTCTAGGACTTGCAGCTTCCCTGCTAGCCTAGTCGTTGCCTCATGCCGCGCATCATGAAACGTCAAGTTATCTATCCCGCAGTTTCTGACAGCCGCGCGAAACATTGTACTTACAACACCCTTAGAGACGCCCAGCATCGTTTCTTTGTCATGGTCTAGCCTTCCTATTAACTCTATAGCCCGGGCTGACAGCGGCACATTACGCGATACAGCCGTCTTCGTGATCGTATGCGGCAAGAAAATATATCGCTCATCGATATGCACGTCTGACCATTTTGTCAATGTTATCTCGCCTTGTCGCATGGCAGTCTCAAGAGCAAGCAAAAATGCTATCGCGACTTTTTGGCGCTGGCTAGATATCGGCATTTCGTCCGAATAAGACATTGCCTGTAAAAGCATGGCCTCCTCGGCTTCAGACACTCGACGATCCCTTGGTGGCGGATCCGTAGGTCGTTTAATGTCGGTCATCGGATTGTGGCTCATCATTCGCCAGCGCCGGCCATACTTGAACACATTGCTAATGAGATTAAGATCTCGATTGACCGTACTGGGTTTCACTTGCTTTAGACGATCTTTAATCAGGCGCTCAAGATCTTCTCGTTGAATCGTTGTCAGCTTCCGATCAAACAGATCTGCATACTCGCGCGCATACATATCTAATCGAATGACCTCCCAGTGTTCGCCCCGTTTTGTTTCGCTCACCTCGCTCTTGTATCGCTCGCAGAGCTCGCGCAGCGTGCCAGTTGCTATCGCGACCCCGGTGTCCGTTGTGACCAACTCAGCCACCCAAGCTTGGGCCTGGCGCTTAGTATCGAATGTTGCTGAGCGGCGCCGACCATGCACCATAATTATGGCCCGCCAACGATCTCCACGCTTCTGATAAGTCCCCTGCATACCCGCTCCTGGTGTAATTATTGGTGCAATTTGGTGTAATTGAACGCGTAAAAACATGTATAGGAGTGTTTATAAGTGTTTATGGGGTACGATGTAAAGGCCGTTAGCCCTTTATTTATGGGGCTTTGTGGGCTTAGGTGTGGGAAGGTGTAGGGAGGCGTGGTGCCCGGGGCCGGAATCGAAAGAGCCCATTTTAACTGGGCTCATGACTCGGTTGGTGTAATTTTGGAGTAATTAATCTACGTTCATTCCTACTTGAGCGGCAGAGGTTGCGTATATTACTGTCGGCAGTCTTCTTTTTAGTGCGCTAATAAATGTATTCGCGTTCTGCTCTGTTGCTCTACTCATAAGCCTTGCAGAAAGCTCAGGATCCATCATAGCCTGCACAAGCAGCTCAGTCATTTTTTCGTCAGATCCGGTAATACCGTACAGGGCTTTGAAAGGGCTTATCAATGCCTTGGGTATTGACCCATCTGCCTGACCATCTCCAAAAATCCTGCCGATAGCTGATGCCATCGACATATTTTTAAATGTATCGCTACCTGGCGCCTTTATACCCGGTGCAGTAGCAGCGCTTGATCTATCTAAATCCCGCATAATCGCGTTGATCCTCTTCTTATTCGACAAAGGCAGTCTTGCGATTTCTTTTTTGCGAGCGTTTAAAGCATTACGAAACTTTGACGCGGTCAACACTAGATCACCAGTTTGCAAATTAACGCCCGCCGATTGCGCCCTTCTTTGAATATCTTGCGTTGTTTCCATTCGATTAACCGGCCTACTCTTGGCCGTATAAGTCGCGAGATACTCTTGGAATCCGGGTGCAACCGCCTCAATTTCATCGTCGATGATACTTTGTAACTCTCCGATCTGCTGCCTCGAAAGTCTTGCAACAGCTTTATCATCGTTGCCCAGCTTGCCGTACAGCATATCGCTCATCTCTTGGCGAACGGCATACATATCTCTTGGGTCGATTGGTAGCAGGACTTCTGGATTGTCAGGATCTTTTGACAGCAACTCTACTTCATCTCTAAATCTTTCTATAAGCGTTCGAACTGACTTCTTCCCTTTGATGCCTGGACGATTTGCAAGCGCGTTAAAGGCATCAATCAAATCTTGCGGGTTGGTAATCATCCCCCCTTGATCAAAAGCAGCGTCTCTCATACCGCCCGTTTGTGCGTTGCGGTAATCTACCAGGCGAGCAAGATCATCTTCTGACCCTGCCAATCTTTGCATTTCATCTGCTCGCGCAGTTTGCTGATCGACCATGCGCTGGCCAAGCCGGTTGCTTGTGTCCATCCCTCGTACTGTTGTTTCTGCTGCTGCAAGACCAGGATCTCTTGCTACTTGCGCGGTTGTAGGCACGCTACCAGGAACAAGCTGTTCCCCGCCGCGAGCTAAGTTCTGTACTGCTTGCGCTGGGTTCGTCGCTTGCTGGTTAAGAACCTGGCCAACGATTCTTTCTTGCGCAGAGTTCATTAAAGCTGGAGAAATTCCATCTTTCGCGGCGCCTATTAACTCTCCTCCGCCTGCAAACGCTAAGCCTGCAAGACCACCTTGACCTGCATCTTGCAACGCATCAACGCTTAAAGGATCAGCATCTCCGCCAAAATATCCAGCGACAGCGCCCTCTCCTGCTGCCACCGGGGCTGCTCTCGCAAAGCTAGCTAAACGAGATCCTGCAACCGCTGGACCAGAACCCGGCACAAGCATCGAAGCTGCTATGCTTGTCGGAATGCTGCCAACTACTTCTTGCGCAAATTTACGACCGCCGTAATCTTCCGCGTACTCTTGCTCACCAAGCCTTATTGCGGCACGCTCTTGCTCATAACTTTCGGGTCCAACCAATGAGCGAGCGCCAGCTTCGATTGCATCAGATGCGCCGAGCGTCAAGCCTCTAATTAAATTAGAAGGTGTTGACGATGGTGTTACCTTACCCCCACTTTTCTCTAGCATTTCAAGTGCGCGTTCAAATCTTTGCGGGGTATAACCAAAATCAGAAACCATGTCTCTAACGTCTTGTGGATTTCCGCCAGACTGTTCTAGCAAGTTTATATTCTCAACTAAGATTTCTAATTGGCTGGCCATTATTTCATCCCTGCTGGTGGGGTTAATCCTCTACTCTCGTACCATTGCCTATCTCTTTTTACGACTCTCAACCCACTGTACGGATCGTTTGTTACTACCTGGCTAGGCTGCAATCCTTGCTCTGTAGCAAGTGTGCTGTATCTACTCTTGGTCGCCTCAAACTGTTCTCTGTATGGTTGCAACACTCTGCCAGAAGCATTAACAAAATCCTGCCTCTGTTCAGCAGACAGCCGCTCGCCGTTGACGACCGAGTTGTATCTTGCGCGAACACTATCCTCGACGCCGCCAGCATTTGCTGCTGTCGCAAACTCACCCTCTCGAACGACCGAGCCTGGATCAAGCATTTTCATGTAGTTTATGATTAATGCTATGTCACCGGCTGCACTTGGATCACTTGCTGACGCAATGATTTTGTTATAGGCCAAAGCAATATCGCGATCATTTTTTGTGAGATTGTTAAACTCTGTTCGTAGACCTTTGGCGTTAGCTCGCAACCTTTCGGTATCTGCTTCAGTCTTTTCGGCTCTCTCGATAATTAGTCGCTCTGACTGCTCAGGCGTCATTTTCTTCGGGATTGTTTGAATTAATTTATCCGAAAATTTATCGTAAATGTGAATGCTCCGCCCATCGTCTACGGTTCTGTATTCTTCTGATGGACTGTAATTTACTACATTCAAACCGCCTCGATCGCCTAACTGATAGGCTACACGACCACCAGTGGCATCTATTCCGTATTGCGGAGTTGTACTGAAGGTTTCTCTAGCAAAGGATCTAGTTACGATATCGTCGTAAGCCTGCATTGGGTTGGCTTTCGCTAAAGCTAATTGAGCTGGATTTAGACCAAGTTGTTGGCCCTGCTCTTGCGTTAATCCTCTTATGTAATCTATTGCTGTATTATCTTGCTGCCGATCTTGCCGCATCCCTTGCAACTCATACTGATTTAAAATCGACTGCTGCTTTCTCAACGTGTCTTGTGGTGAGTCTTTCATGCCTAACCGTACTTGCAGAGGGTCAAGTATTCTGCGCTGCGCAAAGTTCCCAAGAAAACCGCGATCTTTTTGATCAGTGATCGCTGGCATTGCTGGCGCTGGCGCCATCTGATTCATTTGCGGCATTGCATTACCTTGCGGCATTTGCCCGGCCTGAAGCTGACCAAGCAAGATTTTACGCTGCTCTTCGCTCAAAGAATTAATATCAAAAGGCATCTCAGCCATACGGCCCTCCCAAAGATTGCTGCGCTGTATTTAGATAGTTAGGCGTTTGATTCATAAAACCGCCAGGGCTATACGGGGCGTTCATTTGCGGCAAGGGCGGCATTGTCATGCTTGGACTTTGCTGGTCACCCATAAGAATTTGATTACGCATGTACTCTTCGTATTCTTCAGGCGACATCGTTGCAGCAGCTATTGCCGGTCGATTCATGATTTGATCTTTTAGCATGCCGCCGATCTGCGACGGGTCATCAAGTAAAGATGCTCCCAAATCAGCAGCGTTCGATAAATCCCCCATCTTATCGCCTAACTTTTTGGCCAAGATATTTTTTATCAAGTTACCCATGCTAAACATGATTAGATTCCTAAATTAGTACTTCGACCGCTTGAGTTGCTCATAGTCGGGTTGGGCAACATGCCGGCGCCGCTACGCAGAACATCAAACATTCTGAAAGGATAGTTCTGCTGCTCTTGGAAGCGGCGATATTGATCGTCCATGATCTGCTGAGCAAACTGCTGCTGCTGATTACCCACACCCTGCATCTGCTGCGCATCTGCAAAGGTCATGGCGCGCTGATCTTGAGCTAACTGACTAGACATACCCGCGCCTGCCAATCGTTGCTGCTGACCCTGCAAACCAGCACTTTGATTGGCCAACTGCGCTTGCATGTTGTTCTCGACGTTTCTAAATCTACGATCGTACTCAGACTGATCTTGATTGAAGCCAAGCTGCTGATTAGCGAGAGCCGCCTGGAGTCCCGCATCCTGATTCTGAAATGCAAAAGCTCTTTGGTTCGCTTGGTTTGCCAAGGAAGCCTGCAAGGCTGCTTGTTGATTTGACTCTTGCCCTCGCAGGCGAAGCTGATTGACCGCCGTGTTATCCGCCTGGTTTGCCCTACTTTGCTGCGCAGCGATCAATTGGGTTTGAAGAATGCCCTGATTAGCCAGCCGTTGTTGGTCTAATTTAGTTTGCTGATTCGCAAGAGATGCTTGCAGCGATCTGTCCCGGTTTGCCTGTTGAGCAGCATTGGCCAGTTGCAACTGCTGTATGTTTGCGGCTTGATTGCTCCGACCAGCATCTACACCTAACGATTGAGACTGCAAACGCCCCTGATTGGCCGCTTGACCAGCCGTCAATTGAGCCTGCTGGTTAGCAAGCGCTGCGCGCAAGCCGGCATCTTGATTCAATTGCTGTCGCGACAAATTGTTTTGCGCATTACTTTGTTGCGCGGACATGCCCTGCGCTTGATTCGCTAGAGCAAATGCACGCGCGTTATCTTGATTGGACATTAGCCGCTGCAAATCCTGCTGGCGCGCCTGCAAGCTAGCATCCTGGTTAATCTGGCCGCCACGCAGCGCACGATCCGCATCGCCAACTGAAGCCTGTTGGTTCGCCATTGCGCGTCGAAGAGCGGCATCCTGGTTAGCTTTACCGGCATCTACGCCGAGTGAAGAATTAGCCTGGCTAGCGGTAAGGCCCGCTTGCTGGTTCGCGAGAGCAGCCTGCATGTTGGCGTCTTGTGCAGACAATCCTGCCTGCAAACCAAGTCTTGCCGCTTCTGTTTGACCTTGCAGACCAAGCTGTGCGTTTGCTTGGCTAGCTGCCAAGCCGCTTTGCTGGTTCGCCAATTGACCTTGCAATCCGGTCTGCTGGTTAGCAGACGCAGCATCCATCCTTCTAGCCAGGTCTGCCTCGGCCAGTCGCGCAGCCGATTCGAAGCCTTGCGATCTTAGCGCCGAGGCAGTTTTTGCTGATTGCTCTAATGCCGCTCTGTTCGTTTCGGCCTCGACAATCGCTGCCCTGTCTCCGCCAAATGCGCCTGCTGAAATTGCGCTAGACGCATTCTGATTCTGCTGCATTTTTCGAGCGCGTTCGATGTCACCGAGCGCACTGTCGATCACCCCAGTTTGATACTGGTTCATATAGTCGTTGACGTTACTGTCCTGAAAACTAAGCGGATCAATTGTGCCTGCTGTCACATCAGAAGCGCTTACAGTTCCTGGCGTAATCTTCCCCACACTAACCGCGCTCAATGGACCAGAAATTTGGTTAGCAGAAACCTCTCTGTTTTTTACTCTACCCGTACCAACGTCAACTATTTGGGCTGCATTCGCTGCTGTCGCGCTTGGGCCTAGCAGGCCAAGACTTGCAACATCCTGCCCTGTTGCAGTGCCCGCTGAAATCTGGCCAGGGTTCGTGACTGTCGAGGCTTTTGCGTCATTGAAGGTAATGCCCGTATTAACTCCGCCAACATTAACGTTATTTTTGTACCTTGAATCATTGTAATTTTCGGTTCCCGCAAGCCCTACCGCTGTCCCGGCATTTACCCCCGTCCCTGCGTTTGGAAGGTACGTCGCCATCGTTGGCTTGTAAGTGACTCCTGAAACATTATTAGCAGCCGCTGTTAAAGCATTAGAAGCCGAACCGCTTGAAACGTTGCCTGTTAGATCCCCAATCTGAGTAATACCTTTTGTTGCGACATTTGAAGGGGCAAATTTTGCTTCGGTTTGTGCTCGCGCAATAGCCCGGTCCATCTGTTCTTGGCCGATTCCTGCCCTTGAAGCGTCCAGCGTCGCCTGCATTCCCTGCTGCTGGAAAGGACTCATCGGCGCCACAGTCGCGTTCTGGTAAGGATTGTAGGGCGTTCGAGACAGGGCTTGACCTGTCTGGAATACATTCATCAACGCACCCTTAATTTGCGGGTCCATTGACTGACCGCTATCCTGCTTAGATTTACCAAAGCTCATTAGTAATATACTCCAAAATTAAACATAGGTGGCGCATACATCGTTGCCCTTGCGTTTTGATCGTACCCGCCAAACCCTGGATTAGAAGCCGCGTCAAGGATCGGCATTTGCACTTGCTGCGTCGGCTGAGACATTGGGTAGCCGTCGGGTCTAGGCTGCTGATAACTACCCTGCACAGGCGCTGCAAGTTGCGGTGCTTCTGAAAGCTGTTGCGTATTTGTAGTCATATTGTAATTTCCAGTCGCAGTCGCTGGGGCTGCGTATTGCGCGTTATTGTTTTGATAAAACACTGGATCAGCAGCAAAAGAATTTGACCCTTGATCCATAGGCTGAGCATAAACTGACTGATTCTCATACACAGGTGCTTGAAAATTGTTATACACAGGCTGCTGCGCTTCTTGAGCCGGCTGCTGATAAGTTTGCTGATAATTCCCTGCCGTCGGGATGCCGGTGTAGTCGCCGAAAATAGATCGGGTGATCAAATTGCCGATATCATTTATATTGTAATTGTTGAAATCCATATTCGGCTGAGTGGGATTCCCAGAATATCCACCTTGCCCATTGCTTGGTCCGGTGCCAGGGTTTGGTGCTGGAGGTGGATCAGGCATCGGTGTCGGTTCATAAACCGGCTGTGGCTGATAAGGCTGATAATTGCTACCGCCCGCAGGATATTGATTGTAATAACCTGACATTGGCTGCATGACATTTTGGGAAGATCCGTAAACGTCCATCATCGAGTTATAGGGCGTCGCAGGCAATCGAGGCTGTGGGTTGTAATACCCTGTCCCGTATTGATTTCCGCCACCGTATCCTCCGCCGACAGGAGTGACCGATCCGCCTTTGCCGCCGCCTCCACCTTTACTTCCTGACATCTTCAATCTCCTTGTACATGCTCACATGGCTCAGCTTGTAACCGATGTCATCAAGCGCTTTAGTCCAGCCTCTGCGACCAGACAGTGTGATAAATTTGGCATCTAAAGCCCGACCAAATTCTTGAAATGTTGAGTCCATACCTTTTATTTCCATCAGATCGCCTGCGGCCAAAAAGATATGAATGGCTCTAGCTCTCGGATAGCAAACCACCTCGGTTACAACGCAGCTTTTTTCTGCGGGCCAAAAGTGCATACGACCCTCGTTAACAGCCTCGACGATATCTTCAAACAAGTGCGTACCGCCGGCAAACTCAAGCGCACGTTCGAGCATCACCCGATACGGCAGCATCGCTTCTAGCGTGCTAGGCGCCGCTAATGCTTCTTTTGCATTCATAGTGCTGTTGCTCCCAGGTTCCCCGAGTTATCGACTGTGACGCTGTAGCGAGCTCCGTTTGGCGCTCTTAGAATTAGACGAGCTGCACCAACTTCAATGTCTTGATTCTTCTTGTGGTTAAGGCCATCCGCCTGCTCGATCAACAAATTCATTTTGCTGAAGGCAATCTCGTCATATCTTTCTGGCGCCGTAGGTAGAATCACCTGGCGCTACCTGGCACAACGTCCAATCGCATCACGCCAACGCGCCAATCTGTTTGCCGCTCGCCTGTAACGCGCATGCTAATTTGCCGACCCTGAAATCTTACTGAGGTTGGATTTGATAGCGTGTAAGGCCCATGCTCAGTCTCAGAGGCATTCGGGTAACTTCTTGTCCTAAATGTCGCCGTGACATCCCCTTGCGTCTTCTCGTCGGGAATCAAATTTTTGGCAACGGCTACTCGATCACCTTGTCCGATTTCGACCGGGCCGCTCTCTGCGAAAACTGTCGCATTGTCGTAATCGAATCCGACCTCATGCTCATAAACATAACCATCCGAGCCGACATAATTTGGATAAATAAACTCACCAACATCCGCACCAGCCGTTCGAACGAGAGAGCCTACCGTCCAAAATTTTTCTTTGTAGTTGTATGTGACATAAGAATCATTTTCGCCACTGTTATTGCTGGGATAAAACCAGACAACTTCTGAAAACTTGCTGTTCAATACACCGTAAACTTTTGATCGCTGCGCTTCGTTCAAATTGTTAAAGACGAAATCACCGACGGTGCTTGGCAAACTTCTCACGCCGCCGTCGTACACATAAAAAGCATTTGTTCCCATCCAAATCGCGAAGCTGTCTGCCTTTACGCAAGCGTTGCTTGAGGCAATACCGCAACCTGTGCCGACACGCTGAAAACCAAAAACAAATGGAGGCCCTTGGTATCGAGCAACGTGCGCATCTGTCGTTGTTAGTATTAGCGTCTCGCCGCGCAGTTGTTCTGCCGCGAGAATGTTGCCGCTTGTGGTAAGCGTAAATCCGCCAGCCTGGTTGGTCGCCGTTGCGGTCCAAACGTTATTGTTTTCTTGGTCGCACCATTCGACTCGATCACCCTCGCCGCCGGCACCCAGGGCGAAAACGAATCTTTCATCGGTGGTGATGATGGCTGTGTTGTCGATTGGTGCGTTGCTCAATACTGCTGCTGCGGTGGCCGTGTTATTGGTCCACTGATAAATCTTGCCGTCAGCGCTTGAACACGCGATTGCGTATTCGCCCCATGTATCGATCGACCAGGTGGTTGCAGGCACATACGGCCCGCTGTCTGGACGAGTCGTTCCCCATGAGCTCAGGCCCCAGGTTAATGCGCCCCATCCTAAATTCTGTACCGCGTTGTCGTCGCCCGTTGTAAAGCCAGCCGGCGTAATGTCAAACAGGGCATTCGATTCGTTTATTGCATACAATTTGCTGCTCGTACCGGCAACTGTTCTTCTGCCGCCGCTGTTGTCGCGATAGCTAATGATCTTTCTGCAAGCGCCGGTCATGGCAGACGATGTGCGCTTTCGCCAACCGCCTACAGGCTGGAGGCTTCCTTCGTACCAGCGTATCAAGTTGCTGTCATTCCAGACGCCTGACTGTTGGTAATCAGTACCGTTCTTATGGACGCCAGGCGGTATTCTTAAAGCCATTAATCCCATTTAGTAACTCCAGATTGCCGGCGCAGGAAAACCATGCGCTTTGTCTAGGTGAATGAATCGACCACTACCCTTTTGCTGAACACCTACTCGCTCGAAACCCATATCTAAAGCCGCCGCAATCACTTTCAATGCTTGATCGCCGGTTGCTGCAATATCAACGGCCCGACCTGTTGCGTGTGAGCCTGGCTTATCTTTGCGTTTCTCAATCGGATGATCAGAGCATCGATATGCTGATGAGAGAATGAGCGGGAAACCTACCCGCTCTCTCAAAGCATCTATTTCAGAAGCAAATTCCCAGTCAACACCGGACAACGATCCGCAGTGCTGACATCGAAATTCGTCTTCGTGAAAAAACTGCATTTAGTTAACCTCTTCGACCACTGGGTTCAGACTTTTTTCTACGGTGTTTCCATAAGCTGTCAGCAGTAGCTCTAGTTCCGATCTCTGCATATCGAGATCGCTGATGTTATGCAGCAACGCCTCAATACGATGAACGTACTTTTGATTGTTGTCGCTAAGCTCTGCTCTCACTACTTCTTGTCCACCTAGCGTTAGCTTTTCTTTATCGATTTTAATGTCCATTTACTCGCTCCTTTGTTACTCCGCCGACCTGGCAGAGCCTCCTTTATTTTCTAATCAGTTCGTTGATTGCCTTCCAGGCTTCAATCATTTTGCTTTCTAAAACTTCTAAACGATTTAAGATTCGACCGATTGTAAGAACCAAGATGAACAAGCCCGCTGCTATCGGCCAACCGCTCACGATGATTTCCCAGGTTTCCATCTGCGTTTTATCCATTCTTGTTGCACTGGCCGGTTTCAATTTCTAGCTCGTTTATCTTTGTTCTTAACTCTCTGACTTCTAAAGTCTGTTCTTCCAAAGCCATGATTTTGGCATTCTGGATTAGGTCATCAGGCAATGCGCCCCTGAGCCCGAGCGGCCATTCTCGAACAAACGCGGCGTTCTCTCTGATGGTCATGTCCTGTATTGACTGACCGTGTTCTAAAGTAGTTATGCGACTGTTCAACGTCACGTAGGCTGCGGTAGCTATCACTAAAGCACCGCCTAGCCCAATCAGATTGCGAAGCGGAACAGTGACTTTTGTGTCGTCGCTTATCTCAGCCATTGCGATTAACTAACTTTTGAACTGTGTCGCTTTCCCAAATTCGCAGAGACAACCAGATGATGGTGAACAAAGATGCTACCGATGGCAGCCAACCAGCCAGTGTGGCGACAGTGCCTCCTACTGCCAGGCTATCTATCACTGTTTTGGCTTCCTCTTGCATTTATCTTTTAGCCTTACCAATTACCAATGCGCCAATCTCTAAAAACTTGTACAGCTTAGAGACAATCTTGTCGTCTTTAGGAGTAGGAGTGAGTGCCGTAATGGCGCTACAGGCCGTTACAAGGGCTGTGAGGGCGTTTAAGTAGTCTAGTAGTAGCATTACCACGGTACTCCTGATGCCTGCGTTGGGTTCTTC